CATTTTGCACAAATCCTCATTTGAATTCACACTCCACCATGATTTCAGTGAGACAGGCAAGCATATTTATCTCCTGATCTGCAACAAATGCCATCTGATATTGATACTTAGCAATAACAAGAACAGCAGCAGGTATGGTATTCGGAACCAAAGATTCGAAGAGACTATCATAAATCCTACGAAATAGAACAGAAGTATCATTATCCATATTAGTGTTGACCCACTTACGGACATTTGGGAAATTCTTTTCCTTGAGGTTCTTAATGAGATCATTGACGGCAACATCAGAGAACGCAGCTAATATACCACTATCTATCTTACCACTAACCGAATATCTTTGACATTCATTTAATATTCTTCTCCAATCTGGAAAATGCTTATTAATTAATTCTATGAGTACTTTCTTATCAGTTTCAATCCTCTCTTGCTCCAAGATAAAGTTGAGTCTTTGGAAGAAGTTAGCAGCGATTTGCTGTTTCTCTTTTCCTCTGATGGAGAAGTCAACCACAGCACACCTGGAGTGGAGGGGTTCGAGGATTTTATTCTTATAGTTGCAAGTGAAAATGAATCTACAGTTTCCTGCAAACTCTTCGATAAATGCTCTGAGGAGGAGTTGTACGTCGTTCCCTGTATTATCTGCCTCATCAATGATGATGACCTTGTGCTTCGCTTCCGAAGAGAGAGATACAGTTGATGCAAAGTTCTTTGCGTTATTACGTACTGTGTCGAGGAATCTTCCCTCATCTGATCCGTTGATGACATAGAAGTCTACTCCTAACTCATTACATAAGGCCTTTGCTACTGTGGTCTTTCCTACACCAGGAGGCCCAGCAAGTAACATATTAGGTATTTCTCCTTTATTTAGAAATGCCTTAAAGGTTTTCTTAATGTTATCAGGAAGAATACATTCATCAATTGTAGTGGGTCTGTATTTTTCAACCCATATAAAGTTACTCATTATTTAAAGAATTTTAGATTTTAGTTTCCGTCCATTTTACACCATGTGCCGAACCTTTTTTACGTTTGAAGTCTGGAGGTGGTGGAACCATTCCACCCTCTTTATAATCAAATATACCCATTTCTCTAAGTTTCTTCCTTTGTTGTCTAGCATCCATTTCACCACTGAATGGAATACCAACAACTTCACATGCATACATTTCAACAAAGTATTGTACAGAGATTGATTTTACCATGATTATATCATGGGCAGCCATTTTAATTATTTTTTCAATTAAAGGTTCTTTACCTTTATAATTATCTTCAAAATAATCTAAAATTTCATCCTCATGATCATTATAAAATGGAACATTAGTTAATTTTTCTTTAGCGAGATATTGAGTGCAACCACTCAACTCATAACCTTTTATAAAGATATTCTTCCAATCTTCCTTAGAGTAAATCTCGTCTAATTTTTCCTTTGCTGTACTCATTTATCCAAATGTTGAATCAGGTTCTAACGCAATAAAGTAAGTTAAATCATGTTGAGTGTTCTGAAACTTAGATAGTAATTTAGAAGAAACTGCTACATCATATGGGCCTGGAATAATTTTAATATTCTCTACCTTAAAGTTGAATGTGAATAACTTTTCAGTTTCACCAACTATAACTGCATATTCATTAGAAGTATCATTCTTCTTATCACGCACCACAAGTTTAACAACACCTGCTTCACCAACAACACAAAAATCAGGAAGTTGATATACGGCAGCAGCTTTTAATAACTTTTCTAATGAAGTAGTATCCAACTTAAATTGAACATCATCTGAAGGTAGATTAATTTCTTTCTCAGGTGGAGAGATAATTACATTAGGATCTGCGTAAAAGTATTTAACCTTTCTCTTTCCTTCACGAATAGTAAGATAAGATTCTTCAGTAAAATCCATTTCAGGATCTTGATGCAATCCCAATCCATTTAAGAATTGATTGAGATCATATACTGCAAAGTCACGTGGAAACTGTTCATCAACCACTGCTTCTGCAAGGATATTTTTTGCAACAGAAATAGTACGAAGTTTATCTCCTTGCTTTACAAGAATTGAATTATTAATTCCTGCAAAGTTCTTGAGGATTGTAAGGGTGTTATCAGATAATTTCATAATTAAGGCATTTGCTCAAAGGTTCCATCACTAGAAGATGGTGTACCGTAGTGTCCATCAAAGTGTAGTAATAGCATAGCATAATGTATGACTTTCATCAAGTCTTTCTTATTACATCCATCTTTACTTCCATAGCGACTACCATACTTAAGTACATTTGCTTGGCAAAAATCAGAAGCAAGATTTCTAGCAGCCATCAAATCTATTGTCTGAATATTACGAAACTCATGTTGTGTTCCAGTGTAATGTCCATTATAGGTACCTGAAATATAATCCTCAATATCATTCATGATATCTGCCTCATGATACTTATAGCGACCATCTCTTTTAGGTTCTCTCTTTTTTTCTTCAATCATGTCTTTGTAAGCTTGTTGTGTCCACCCATCGTTATATGGTGAGTTTGCCTGTATATTTAGATCAGTCAGATCTAAATTGTTGTAATCAGAAGAAGTTCCAAAATGATGTGCTCTTTGATCATCTACATCAGCTAGGTCTACACCACCTAATCCCATTTCTATGGAATACGCATGATTATCATAATCAAATCCATCATCTGAGGTTTTGTCTCCCACATAAATTGTTTCCACACCATCAATACCATTAATGGTAATGTTACCATCTGAAGCAGTATTTCCTGATCCTATTGGATCATACTCATCACTTTCTTGTGGTGTTATTCTATTTTTATCATCAGTCATAATTGGGTAATCCTCATCAAGGGTTTCATTTAATATAGAACCTAATAAACTCCACGCATTAACCATATTCAAATAGGAAATCGTTTACTAGACTCTCTGCTTTTTCTTGGCCAAACTTACCTTTAAGGAATCCACTTACTGGATCAAGTCTGGTCATGTAAGCATCAAAGTCTTTATATACACTAGTATCAGTACCAGTGGGTTTCTCATATTCTACCATATCTTTGTACTTAGTCAAGTACTTGATAAACATATCTAAATGTTCGTCAACCTCGTTTGGTTTGCAATATCTTACAAAGATATTCTCTGAGAAATGATTACCCTTTTCAAAGAAACGATAATCTTCTGTAGCCTTTGGTAATCCATCCACAGAATACAAATAGTTTTCTGTTGGATGTTGAAAATCAAATACTATGATAACTTTCTTATCACTAAATCCCATGAGATCCATACCAAAACATGGAAGATTACTTCCAGTCTTAGGATATGCTATACAGTTAAAGATATCAACATTCTTACCATCAGAGATATCCACTTGCCTTGACTTAATAAAGTGTGGATGTGAATGAGTAATAGCATTCAGGTAGGTTCCTTTACCTTCCCAACCTGCCCACAGATCTTCTATCTTCATAGGTAGAATTGATCTGTAAGCACTTATATAATTCTGCCAAATAGTCATTAATCTTCCTCTTTGTTCATTTCAAAGTCAGCATCTACCTTATCATATAATTCAATAAAGGATTGCTTAGTCTCATCATCAAACCTATTTACGCAAACTTCAATTGCTTTTTCTTTCTTACCAAAGATTGAATAAGCACGAATGATATGTACCAATCTACGAGTACTAATGATTTCCTCCACACCACCATCATAGAATGTTTTACGAATAATATCTGCCCAATCTACCAATCTCTTACAGAAATCAGCATCAGTAACACCAACACTATTAGCAACATTTAAAAGAATCTTTTGTTCTGCTGATGGTGCTGGATAATCCTGCTCAAAAGTTACTGGGAATCTTTCAAGGAAGGCTTCATTAAGCACGTTAGTTCCAATAAATCTTCCGTCATCTGAACCTTTACCTTTAGTGTTTGCGGTTGCAATGACGTTGAATCCTGCTGCTGGTCTAACGAACTTTCCGATTTTTTTAAGGAAAACTCCGTTACCCTCAAGGATGGATTGGAGGCATAAGATTTTGTTCGAGGCAAGGTCGATTTCATCAAGGAGCAAGACAGCTCCTCTGTTGAGAGCTTGAATAACGGGGCCGTCATGCCAGACTGTGGCACCATCAACAAGGCGGAAACCGCCAATAAGATCATCTTCATCTGTTTCAATAGTAATGTTTACACGAATAAGTTCTCTTTTAAGTTGAGCACAAGATTGTTCTACTGAAAATGTTTTACCATTTCCAGAGAGTCCAGTGATAAAAGTAGGATAAAAAATCCTGCTTTGTATAATTTTTTTAAGGTCGGCAAATGGGCCAAATTTAACAAATGTTTCATCTTTTTCTGGTATTAAACTCTGTTCTATAACTGGTTCAACTGAAGGTGCTTTGAATGTTTCTTCAAGTTTCTCAGCAATAGTTAGATTCCACTTACCTTTTGATACTTTATATTTCTGTATTTTTTTAGTAACTGTTTGATAACCAATATCATTCATTGCACAAAAGGCACGAATGTCTGCAGCAGTGAGTTCTGTGCCGTAAGCACCTTTTAATCCATCTACTACTTGATCTTCAGTCATCTTAATTTCAAAAGGCATAATGTTTTCATTTGTATGTACTTATTATATCAATAATAAGTGGTAATTGTAAGGGTTAATGGTCACTTATTAAACTGGCCATTAAGCGACCAGTTCAATAAACTCACCTAAGATTTTTTTATTCATCTTTTTAGTTTTAAGAGATTTAGCAAATGCTTTTTTAATTTGTGCTTTTGTAGCATCTTCCTGAACCTCAAACTCAGAATCATTTGATAGTGCTGATGATGAAATACCAAAATATTTGTGATAACCATCAGTTTTCAAACCAAACGATTTTTCCTTCTTCCATCTCTTCATTACTTTTTCATATACATCACAGTCATATCCAAGATATTTTCTAACAAAATAACCTGCATCTCTACTATCCATAACACGAATACCAATCAAATTTATAGAAGGAAAAGTATCTCTTAAATCCTCAAGTAAAAGGTCAGTTACTCCAGTCCAAGATTCTGCTCTACTACAATCATATGTTCTACCAGTTTTACGATTACGTAAAATAGTATTATGACTTACAGGAGCTGTTCCCATAAAGGTTTCAGTATCCCAATGTCTTAAAAATCCTTTATTAAATCTTAAAGGTTGGCCTTCACCATCAGTTAAAATTACACATTGAACCTTTTCTAATTTATTATCATTTTTAAATTTTGGAAGAATTTGATGAAGTGATATAATAGTTTCATTTAATGGAGTTCCTGAAAGACTCATTCCAGTAGGAGGTCTATACAATGTCCATTTACTATTATCAAAAGATGCTGCTATACGAAAAATGTTTCTTAACTGTTCATCAAGTTTCTTTGATCTTACTTTACTGGTTAATATATTCATCATAGAAAATGTTTCTTCAACAGTGGCTATACCTTCCTTTCTTTCATATTCTACGTGATCCCTCAACATTGTCTTAGGAAAACTATTTGTAAAAGCATAAACATCAAAAGGAATCTTAACTTTATTACAAAACCATATTAGATTATATAATTGCTTAATTGTATCCATCATAAATGGGCTCATTGAACCTGACCAATCAAGAACAAATACTAATCCATGATTTTTACCATCAGGAATAGTAGTTACCTTCTTAAACAAATCCTCATTAAACTTATAGGTATGTAATTTATTTGTACTAAGAACACCAGTGCGTGATACGGATGCTCTAGCATATGCAGAAGCAGATTTTTTACACTCAAACTCTTTTACAAGATAATTAACTTCTTTTTGTGCAGACTTCTTGAATTTATCATACTCCTTATCTACACTCTGGAACATATCATCTATATCAGCATACTTATTTTCTTCCCATTCCTTTACCTGTTCAGCAAACTCATCTTTTATAATTTTATCAATGATGTTATTAGGAATAATAATATCATCTAAATTTAATTTCGGCAATTCAAAATACTGCGTCTCACTGGACTCAAGACTATTAAGATC